TAATTTTCCATGGTGCATCTATTTTGCCGGCGCCGCCGAGGGTGTACCCTATCTTATCCATGTGATCATACACTTTTTGATACAAAACATCCCTTTTGGAACTCAAATCAGCCACTTTTCCAAAGAATTTGCCGATTTTCATCTGAATTTTCTTGGTTCTTGGTTCTTCTCGACCTCCCATATGCAGATTGATGAGATCATTCAACAAATCATCGGATGATCTTAGATCGCGGGTGGCTGAGAGCATTCCTTTTTCCCAATCCATCTCATAATCTTGTTTTTTGAAGAATTCTCCAAATTTACCAAGCTCACTGGAGGTATCCAACGTTGGAAAGTCAATGACCTTGCGCATTTTGCCGTCGAATAGCTTATTAAACGCGAGATCTTCGCCTTTCATATCATCCAAGACGTCTTCAATGGCTTCTAGCTCGGTTTCATCGATTTCTCGGAGCAATTTTTCGGTTTTTTGTTCGGAAATATCGAGATTTTCCAATAATTTTGCTGTTTTTAGCAGAATTTGTTCGTCATTTAGCATTTTTTAACATCTCAAGAGCTTTCTCCAATAAATAGTCCGGAATCTCAGTATTGTCTAACTGTTTTACCACTTCAAGTGTCGCCCATTGATATGCATCATGCTCAATTTCACCACTTTCCGGATTGGGAAGACTAACATTTACGTCGCCCGACCATTTAAGTGCCAAAAAATAGTATTTTTGTGGTTTAGGTTCTCCTAAATACACTAAATCTTCTTCCAAACATGTTAAATCTGTCTCTTCTTTCAATTCTCGGATGGCGCCATGCTCCACTGACCGATCTTCGGCATCAATATGCCCACCGGGGATTGTCCATTGTCCACCGCGATCATCGATCTGTACGCGCCGGAGTATCAAAAATTCATCCTTATCGTTAATACAAATAACAATCCCCGCTTCGTGTTCAGTATCCACATTTAGAAACTTATCCCACGTATATTTCATGTTATCGGCATGCTTTTGGTTTGTTATTTAAACCCTCACAGAGAGGTCGCAATGCCAATTTAAGATTCAAATTTTGAATCGGAGACACCCAAATCATATTTTCTTGAGGCAACCCTCGTTGCAAGTCGATCCCCCATAAAATACCTATTGCATAACCGTCTGCATTATAGATCAAGGAACCGCTGCAGCCGAACCATCCGTAGGTGTTTAGCATCAGTTGTGTCCCCGCGCTGTGATCTACTTCATAACCAGCCACGCGTCCGCGGTAAGTCATTAAACTATGCCACGATGGAAAACCTGAATAGGTAATCTCAGTACCTACTTCGGATAACTTCTCAGGTACCTTCCACTTTATCCCTTTTCTGTTCTTGAAGTGGTCGACCACATATAACACGGCTATGTCGTGTAATGAATCAGCATAAATCAAAATACCAGTGTGTTGTTCGGTCTCTGTGTGCACGCCATATGCATCCCCTAAAGCTCCATCCGCCACGTGTTGCGCTGTTATGACAAGTTGGAAATCTTTATACTTGACTAGTCCTCCGGATCCGTGACCCGACAAGGTGATAACTTTGACTGCAGACTCTCTAACGCGTCTTTCGGTCGCCGACATTGTCGACGATACCTCCACAGCCTCAGTCTTTAAGTTATGGACTGACTCAGTCACACCATCAGCCCATGCTGTCCCTATACACAATATCGCTACTATTAAATTTTTAATCACCTCAAATGCCCTCCGTTGTAAATAGTGATTTATGGTTCTTCTTTTTCGTCTATAATCAAAAAAGCCGGTATCAACAAAAAGATGTTGATCACCGGCAACGCAAATAACTCTAATCGTCCGGAGACAAAAGAGTATGCGATTAAGCCTATGTTGATTCCGACTGCTACATTGATTAGTAATTTATAGAACCGCTTTAACATCCTGTTATAACTATGGCGTCAAGTGTGAAACAATCTCCAAACTACTAGGATAACATTTTTGTTTCTCGTGTGTGTCAAAATTATAGACGTCCACATAAGGAAACATTTCCAGTTGACACTCCAAGGGCGGACTGATTACTATTCCATAACTAAATTTCGGGGCGCCCTCAAAAGTATATTTTTTTATTTTAACCAAATCGCCCAAACTAATATCCCAAATTATTGTATCATAGAGATTTGATCTTGAATCCATTTGACGGCATCGCTGTGTTTATCAAAGGAGGGCGAAAGTCCTTTAATATAATTAGACGTGCCGGATTCTAAGAGAGCCCATTGCCAATTCCATCCACTAGCCTTACACATGATCAGCCCGGTCGTCATCGCAGATCTTGAAGACCCGAAACCTTCTTTTCTGACGAGCCCCGCAAGGAACAGTTTACGTTTCTTCATAAACAGTTCTTCTTCCTCACTTATTTTCTTTGCGACGCTTTTTTGTGGAAGATCAGCGCGCACTAATTCGTATTCAGCCTGCTTCATTTTATTAGTAAAGGTGGTCAACACCTCACTAAGAAAGTAGTCTCTATGCTCATCTTCAGCCGCATAAAATTCAGTTGCTGGAGCTTTTGCTCTTCTGCCGTTCTTAAATAACTTATACACATTCCATTTATAATTCAAATGTTCCTCCATTTATTGAATGCCATTCATAGGTCCCAACTAGAATTGAGAGCTTTAAGCCTCTTTCTTCTATAAGAGTGGTTGCTGGGTTTTCGGGATATATTTCTTTAACCACATTGTTGATCCATTTGACTTCCCACACATACACATCATCTCTTATTATATCAATGTGTCTTTTGCGCTTAACTAGGATACCAATGTGACCACCAACGTTGTCAATAATAATATCACCTATATTCAATATAACACACTTTAGAGAAGAGTGCAAGTCTTTATATTGCTCCGGAGCCATATAGATATCTAGAGCAACATAAACCTTTCTTCAGTGATCATATTCAATATGCCTTCTTCAGTGTAAGTTTGCAAACGACCAGACTGTGGTGTAATCGATTTACCTGACCATAAAATTTCCCATGCGTTCAAAGCAGGGTATTGCGGATCCGCTGTATGCTCAAACAGATCAACGCGACGGAGCAGGATCCCCGTTTCCTTGGAAATGGTGTCCACAACCACATCCCCTTTCTTTAATTTTATGCCCACACCTATACATAGGTGTTTAGATGTGGAGCCACTCTTTTCTTGGCTTAAGGCACTTTATATATGATTTCTCAACGTTGATAGGGTCAACTGCGCACGCATGCGACGGGGTTGGAATGAAAGTGCCCGGCTTTTCTGCCGCATGCGGAAGCTTTTGAATCTCAGTTTGGGGTGCCTTTGTTGCCCCGATAACAGAGTATCCCATAAGAACTGAGAATGCCGCTATGAAAAGACCTTTAGTCATAAAATGCCTCAAATATCTCATAAATAGTGTAAATAACTAAATTAGCGCCTATGAATTTATTACTTTATAGTGTCCGTTGTTTTTCCACACAACCCAGCTTGAATTCGCGATTTTGGGAAAATGCACAAACATCATATTTGTCTGCTCATCAACTTGGAGTACTATCCCTAGTGACCGATCTTGGCGCCACCTGTCCTTGATCCAAGCGCCAGCCTTGGCTGTTGGATATTGAGCTTTGGTCATTAGATTTTAATCCGGTCAATAATGTAGGGATGGTGCATGGAGAGGTCTTTATAAAGTTTCTTGATAATCTTTTTTGATATCTCTGCCATTTCTTTCTGAGTTGACTTATCGCCAATAGCTTGTTGCACCTCGTCCTTCACCGCTTTTTCAACTGCCTTCTTAACTTCAGACTCAAGATCATTCTTGAGTTGTCGCTTGATCATTCTCTCAATGTCGTTTTTATCAGTTGCGGTCAATTCTTCGCGAATTAGAACCTTAATGTCAGCAGCAGTAATTTTCATGTGAACTTTCCTTGTTAATAAATAGTGCTTTCTGTTTGTTTGTCTTACGTGGAATACTAAATTTTCCTTGTGTACGCTAATACTAAATGTTTTCCATCAACTGCGGTGGTGGTGCCACTGTGAATCCAAAATACACTATATGAGCGAAATGCCCTTGCAGCAGTACCAACAGACATCACTATTCCTATTTTATGCGCTAGCGGTGGATTTTCTATTTCATACCCCGTAAAGTATACAAGGTCGCCTACCACGAACGTTTCTACTTGACTATTATAACTCATACCTTAGACGAATGCAAGCCTTTTCTGTGTATCTCGTAGTCTTCGACACGTACCAAGTGATCACCCGACCACATACCACGATATGGATTATGAGAAGGAGATTGGGTCCAGCAAACAACATACTCACCATCTTCCGGTTTCTCTACCACGATGCCCAAATACTTTTCGAAATCGAAATCGTTGCGACCTAAATCGTCGACGCCACACCGGAAATCAGGCGCAATAGTAACCAAATCACCCACAACGAACTCGCGCCTTAAAATTGGAACACCCATATCTTAATTATGGATAATAATAGATTTCTACCTTTCCGTTGGGTCTTCTTTCTACAAACCCTTTCCAAGTGCAAAAGCTAAGTTCAGACAGTTCCCCCCGTTTCCACACTCGCGTGGCGGAAGAAGACTTAGAACAATAGGCATATCCAGCGCTCCCGGGACATGACCAATGAATGCGAGAGTAGCATACCGGACACCGATAATCAGAACCCTCAATTTTAAAAACGTTTTGTTTTTTGCCGTCGCCCACGTAGTAGGTATGCCGCTCGACCCCTTTACCGCGCGATTTTTTTGACGTGGAAATTTTTCTCTAAATTTTTTCTTTCGTAAAAGGATTAATTCCCTTTGTAAAGGGATTGTCTTTAATCATATTCTCATACGCACTTAAAGGTTGCATATTGTCCAAGCTCCAACACGCGATAAACGCAGGATCATCGAATTCAGTAAATTGAAATTTAGAACGGGGCACAATATGGTCGATTTGCCAGTAATATTGGTCGGTACCTCGACCATGATTCAGCCAATGCATATTCTCATCAAATTGCTTTTCTATATGCACAATGAATTGGTCGAGATCATACCCGCAGTGTTTCTCGATCATTGACCAGATATCTCCCGCGGACAAATCCTTGGCATAAACTCCACGTGCACGCGAAATATCCTTCTTGATGGTTGTGGCTACTAGTGTGCGAAACTTGCCACGATAGTTTTCCTTGCGGCGTTGCTTCCAGCTTTCCTTCTCCAGCGCATACCGCCGCTTGCTGCGCGCAGACTCGCACGTGCGACAGCGTTGAGTGCGCCTACCGGCTGCATCCGATCTCTCGTAGTAGAATTCATAATAAGGCTGGGTTACGCCGCATGTCCTGCATGTAAGTTCGGTTAATATCCCAGCCTTAACAAGACGAGAATACTTCTTATTTAACTTAATGGCTTTTGAGTGCGCATTAAATTCTTTGTCATTATTGGCATGTCTTGTCAGCATTGATGGGAAGCGAGCAAACAAACGACGCTCACGAACTGCAACAGATTGCCAATCTTCTGTGGATTTAGGATAGAGTGCCCGTTGCTTAGCTAGCATACGCTCACGCGTGGCAGCTTTTTGCTCTTTGCGAACCCGCATGCGCTCGGATCGCTCAGCTTCCTTACGCGCGCGTGCTTCAACGCGTGCTGCTTCCGTTGCAGCCACACGCTTGAGTCTTTCCTGCTCTCGCGCTTTTACTTCTAACCTACGGGCTTCTGCCGCGTCTTCCTTATCTTTAATAAACTGCTCTATCTTCGTTTTAAGATATAGGTGTTGTGTATTGCGCATGCCATGAGTCTGTTGCCATTGCATGTCTGGCTTAATCTTCTTATTATAGCCACCGCAAACAAACGTACTTTTCTTAATGTCCAACATTGTGCACACTTCTGATCTCGTTATATAACCTTCTGGTATTGGGGTTTCTGTGTACTTAAGCTTTTTTATGTCTCTTGGATCCCAAAACGCGGTAGGTGACTCTCCACCGCCAACGATCTTAGCCGGCACTCCTAAGACTTTAGCTCTTGCGTGAACTGCGCTCCATGTGATTCCTAACTTCTCCGCCACTTGTGTCGCTGTATACCAATTATCCTTATACCACTCGAATTGCTTTTTTCTGTTCTCGACCTTTTGTTTGCGCTTGGCTGTTAATGTGCCCCAATCACTACCCGGCTTCTTGTGTTTGTTATACCGACCTTGCTCTGTGTAAAAATTTTGCGCGCACTTTTTGGAACAGTACTTTCTCGCTCTGCCACGGGCGCTCGTCTTCTCTGGGTTTTTGCTACCACACTGTATGCAATTTGACATTGTCTTCCTCCTATTACTATTATAACACGTGTGCGCTCGACGTGCAAACTATAATCTCAAAAATTGCTCTGGGGATTTTTTTATCGGCGTAGATCGAACAGCCTTAGCCCCAGCACACACCACCGCACAAACGACCGAGATATAGATCCCGGGGTAGGGGGGAGGGGGGTACCCCCACCACATGCAAACAAAGTTGACAGCATTTTGACAGTCGCATTAATGTTAAATATATGTCAAAAGATTGTCAGCATCATGTCAAATCTCTGTCAATCTATCGCACTGTCGTATGTTGTGTTAGTCTTACTATACCTATACGTTAATAGCAATGCTTGGAAGTATACGACAGTGATCACTGGTGTCCATATCATTATCATAACACTTTTATCTATTATATTATTTACTCTCGCAGACTTTCTTGCACGGTTGATACATTTACGTAGCATATAATCCTCTCCCTTTAAGGCAAACGTTAACTAAGTTATTAGTATCGTTAGTCTTTTTATTTTGTGTGTTCTCGCCATGTTGCCGGCATGTGTCACGCGCAGACTGTCGCATAAATGTATCACACAGCGCATGAAGGCGCAGCTAAGTGCGTGATATCGTTAGGCTTTATGACCGCGTGAAAGCCGGCGTTACATGCCGGTTATCGTCAGGTCCATGATGCATGCAGCAGAGTACAGCAGCAGGAAGCTGCCAGCAGCGACGGTGCATGCGATGGCGTCGAGGATCTTGTCTTTGGTCGTGTACATTGAAGGCTCCGATGGTTTGTAAAAGTTTTGTAAAGAGTGTGCAGCGAGCATGCTGTCAAAAGAATGTCAAAATAATAGTGCTTGACAGTGTGTGGGTGCATAGGTATAAAGTCTCAAGATAAATACCACCGCATTCCTCCACATTCTAAAACACATAAAGTTTAACTGTCACAGCAACCAAGCCAGCACAGACCACCACAATCCACTATAAGATATATGCACACTTCTATGAGTTACGCTTAATCAGTGTGTCAATAACAAATACTGTTGTTGCTGTTCCAATAAAGAAACCTGATATAAACATAGACATATTGTCTTTCCTTTAATAATCTTATGATTGAGTCTCGCGCTTAAACGTCGCTTACGACCTTTAGAGGATCAGAAGCATACAGGCGAGCGGCAAACTTGCGAAGCTGCTCAACACGATGCAAGGCGCCATCAAGTTCTTTCTGGATCTCATCAACCTCAGTTAGAGCGGCAGAGAGATTGCTAAGAATCTCCGGCTCCGTCATTTGGATGCCATATACGCGCGGCTCGGTCGGCGATCCGTCTGGGTTCTGACAATAGTGGTTGTGCCACATATTTGCTGAGTACCAGTTCCCTTTATTTGATCGACAGATTTTAAGATCACCATCGAGTTGTGCATGTGGAATAAATACTGGTTTGTGTGCTGGCATGATGTGTCCTCCTATGGACGTTGGGTTATAAAGTGTTTTTGTGTTTGAGTCTCGCGCTTACTTCTTTTTGGTCAGCTTGCGAGCCTTCATAATGTGGCGTTCTTCCACCATGATCGTTGTTGCCTTCCCAACAGGAAGGAGCTTGTAAATCTTTGACCCACGCGCAGCCGACGATACGGGCGCAGCATCAGGCTCGACAACCATCATGGGGCAATCGCGCTTTAGCGTTACGCCTCCACACTGGCGATCAGTGAACCCAGCAGACGCACGGAAAGTAACCAACTCGCCAGACGCATACTTAGGATCTGCGTAGTGGGCTGTCAGCACCTTTTGTGCATACTTATTCTTTACCATCTTATTGTACTGGCTGTACGTCGGTACGAATGAATCTGTCTCAAGAATGTCGCGCACAGTAGCGCCGAAGTAACCGGTTGTCTTATAATAATGGGCGACGATCACAGCCTTTTCTCTAAGGGTAGGATCATTCTTATAGCTCTCGATCCAACTGCGGCGCTCGGTCATCGCGGCATCATCATGCTCGGCTTCAATCTTTTTAAGGATCTCGGTCTGACGGTCAGATAGGCGTCTATCACCCTTCACCTGTCCGATCAGGCTCTCAACAAACCCGTTAGCCCAGCTTGCTGCCTCCGTGCGGGCGTGCAAGCCCTCAAGTCGCCCCAGCATACCAGCATGCTTCTCGGAAGCAGCAGCAACGCTCTCAGGAGAATAGCGTTCCTCAAGGGTAACCACCCACTTCACACGTCCAGCACTCAAACGCCCCTTGCGCTCATAGTATGAGAGCAGGGATTGAGCAAAAGTGCGATCACGCGGAGAGATCGCGGGGTTGGCAACGAGCGCCTGAAGGCGGGTTTGATAGGTGGGGCGAGCCATAATAATACCTCTCTTATAAGTAGATCGGGTTAGGAGTTGTCTGCGTCTTTCTCGGCTGCTTCTCGCTCAAGTTCAGCAAGATCCTCGGCAACGTCAGCGACTGTCATCGCCCGCGTCTTTGTGCGCTTGGTCTGGGCGCGGTCAAGCTGACCCCACCGCCGCGAGTTAGCAGGATGCTCGCACAAGTGCAGATCCGTGATGCCCAACGCCTTCATGCGGCGAAGCATCTCGCGAGTCGGCTTGAGGTCATCCGGCTTGGTCAAGACGGTTTCATAGCCGTCCAGCTTGCCGGAGTCATCGAGGGAAACGTGGGTGCGGGATACATAATACTTCAAGGTCAATCTCCTAACTTGATGTAAACATTATACCTGATAAATGAGGGAATGTCAACCCTAAGTTGTCAAGAGAATGTCAAGGCTCGATCTTACTCATCCACTTGAGTACGCCCCGATCAATGATCCTCGAGGTTGTCTCTCCGACCATCAAAATCTTGTGATTCTCGACAGTCACGCCATCGTCGCGATGAATGAAGGCTTCGCCGAGATACATAGCAGTCTTCCCATCAAACGAGGAAAGTCCGAAGGGGTTGACGCCAAACCTATACAGGCTACCGGGTTGCATGGCCATAGTTTAACGACCCTCGTAAAAGGCACCCACCGGAATAGCGGCGAAGGCAACGGTCCAAAGAATAGCGGTCAGAGTAGCGGCGAAAGCGATCATAGTGATCTCCAGTTGGGTTGTGCCGGGAAAGCCCCCGGCAGGCGTGTGAAAAGTTTAACGTGCCTTAGCCGTCGATGGCTATAACCCGTTCGTTAGTTGAGAAATAGGGGCGAGCAGCGTACGCCTTGGTGGTCATCCACATGCGTTGGCACTTGCTTGCGATAGGCTTCGGAGCGCAAAGGTCAGTCAGCACAATGTGACCGTCAAAGTCGCGGGCGTTCACATACTTGGTTGGAGCGTTGAAGCATGTGCCTCCGCGCATTACACGCTCGGTCTTCTTGCTCTGACCCTTCTTCCAAGTATAAATCTTCTTCTCGGCAACTTCAGTGTCGAAAGGAACAACGGTAAACTCGGCAATCTCCGCCAGCTTGTTCAACTCGGAGAAGAACGCAGCGAGCATCTGATCATCGACGGAGCCGGATTGGTCAATCGAGATAGCGATCTTGGCTTGACGACGCACGCGCTTGCCGGGATGGATCTTTGGGAACCGCTTGTTGAGGCGTCGAGGCGTCGAACGCTTGTCGGCGCGCTGTGAAGTTTTAACGAAGTACCGGAGCACCTTGCGCCAGTCAACCTTGGTTTGAATGCGATCAAGAATGTCTTGCCTCATCGAGTGAGACACAGATCCCCAGTTCCGAGACTTCTCGGCTTCCTCGGCAGCTTGCTTGACGGCTTCCTTGAGTCGTTCCTTGGCAATCTCTTGCGTGGTGCTGTCACCCTCACCAAACTGATCGTGATCATCGAAGGAATCAGCGCCACCGAAGGGATCACCGTCACCGGGCTCGCCTTCGCCGGGTTCGCCGCCGTCGCCCTCGGAGTCTTCTTCGTTTTTGTCTGCCATGTCCTTCAGAGCCTCAAGATACCATTCGTAGGTCTTGTTCGCGGGCAAGTGGGCAAACGGACCTTCACCGGGGAAAACTCCCTTCATGGGCTCACCGCCTGCCATTGGTGGTCCTGGCTCCGCTTCGCACGGCAGCTTGCCAGCCATTTCGGGGAGCCCGTTGATTGCAAGGTCCATCGCGATATTATCAATGCGCCTGAGTCCATCGACAGGCTTGCGACCGGTCACATGCTCAAGGATGATGTGATAAAACTCGTGCATCAGGACGCCCAGCTTGTGCTCGTCCTTTAGTGCGCCCATAAACTCAGGGTTGAAAAGCAACTCAAACTGCGCGGTCGCCGGGTTGACGCGCACGCCTGCCGTTGGCACGCTCGTGCTCGGGGTCTTGTCGATCCGGCGCGAAAGCGCGGCAAAGAAGGGCTCGCGCATCAGAAGGCGAGCGGTGTGCATATTCAGATCGAATGGCTTGGTGGTCTTGTCGTCGGACATGAATCTCTCCTGATTACTTAGTAAGTATACCATAAAAACAGGGGGTTGGTCAAGGGTTTAGTTGTCAAGAGAATGTCAAGGAGTGGGAATAGAGAACGTGGCGTGGATCACTGTGTCCGTATACCACTGCTCGCTGTCGGTGCCATCAAATAGCTTGTACTGGCGTCTGTTGGCGTCTATGGTTCCCCACTCCTTGTGAGGGCTGTCTCGCGCTCCTACGACCACACAGGGGCGCTGGTCGCGCTCCCTGATCAATAGGTCGCCTACCTTAAAGGTTCTCACTGCTGAGAGCCGCCAAGGATCTCAACAAGATGCTCGCTCACGCGCCGACCATCGGCAGCTTCAGCCTTGTGAAGCGCCACAACATTATCAATGTTGTCGGTGTCACCGAGTACGGTCCACAGCTTCATGGCTACCTCGGACGGAAGTGTCACGAAGTAGTTGGCGAGGTTGGTTATTTGATCCTCGGTGAGAGTCTCGTTAAACACTTGCGAAGCCTCAAACTTCTCAATCATGGCAGCGTGGTCATTGATGCCCCACTTCTCGCACTTAGCAAGATCGCCAGCATCAAGAATGTCCTCGATGGTCACTTGCCACTCGTACTTCTCAACGAAGTCGCGAAGGGCGACGGCACCCTCAAAGCCAACGAACGCAGTCGCGAGGTTGAATAGAAGATCGCGATCTCCTTCCTCACCGAAAACACCGGTTGAAACTGCGGTGTCGTTAAACCGCTTCCAGCTACGCCGGGACGGGTAAACCTTGTTAGGCTCAAAGTCGCCCTTATGCTCAAGGTGCTGACGGTTATGGTTAATAAAGTCCCACAGCATGCCGTCAACCTTTTCGGTTGCCCACTTCAGCCAGTCTTCGTCGGAAGGCTCAAGGTCAAAGACGGTCCAGCGGTCAAGCTCGGCAGGGTCCATCTCGCCGACTTGGTATTGTGCGCCATGCTCGCCACCGTTGACGGCAGCGACCACCAAAGTCTCAGGGTGGAGCTTCCAACCGTTAATCTTGCGGCTATCGGTCAACTCAAAGAGTCCCTGACGGACTTCTTGAGTCGCACGGTCAACCTCGTCCAAGAACAGCAACACGGGCTGCTCGCAGGCTGTCACCAGCCAGTCTGGAGCGTTCCAAGTGGTCGCCTTGCGACCATTGATGGCGGTGTCGGCTGTGTCTGGTAGACCAAGCAGATCGCCTTCTGTCATCTGTGACGCTCGGCGCTCGACTACGGGGAGATCGCGCTCACGCGCAATCTGATAGACCACCTCGGATTTTCCGACACCGTGGCGACCGCGAATAAGCACGGGCAGCTTGGAATCAAGAATGTGAGGTGCAACGGTCAGAAAAGTGGCGAAGTCGATGGACATGAAGGCTCTCCAGAGCAATGGGGTTGGTTCTCTAACTTACTTAGTAAGTATACCAGAAGCGGGGGTAAAGGTCAATAGGTTTATTGTAAAGTAAATGTCAAGAGATTTGTCAGGGAAATGATGGTAGCTGATGCGGGACTCGAACCCGCAAGCCCACATGGGCGAGAGATTTTAAGTCTCTTGTGTATACCATTCCACCAATCAGCCATTTTCTCTTTCCTACCCTTATAATATAACCACTCTCGCCCGTAAGTCAAGGCGAGAGTTGTCAGGTGAATGTCAAGTCTAAAAACGACCCTTCCAGTGTTCTTCAAGTCCGAGATCCCGGATCACTTGTGCTGTTTCGCCGGAAGGCCAGCTATAATCATGCTGCCGTTGCTTCTCATATTTCCCCCCCGTGGTTGGAAACTGTTTAGCAACGTCAATGGTGGAAGGCTCACACTCCAGCCAGCCATCAGGCGGGTCGAGCGATGGGATGAGCGAAGCTGTGGGCTCCGGCTCATGGGTGAGTTCCGCATGGTCTCGGGCTTCCTTAAAGTTTTCTTGCAATCTCAAAATCTTGTCGCGAGAGGTCCAGCGACTTTGGTTAGCCGATGCCAGTTTACCAGCCTCGACATGGTAAACCCACAGACCAGCGCGAGCAGCAGTAACCGCGTTCCAATCTACACTTTTAACGTAGCGGAGCGATGTGTATGATCCCCACTCCTGATCTGGACCGTGATAGCCACTGACGCGGATAGGGATCATCGAACCCATGCCGATGCCAGTCTCGCGGGCATTTGCCAGCGAACCAGCGCGTACGCGGCGAGATTCCTCGATGAATACCAGCTTGTCGCGCTTGACAACCTCGCAAATCCGGCGCGTGTGCCCACTGTCTCGGCAATAGCCGCAAGTCACGTTCTTCATGCGCTCGGCTTTCGCTGCCTTATTCGTCACCTTCTCGCCAGTTGCAAGATCGATCTTGGTGCGCTTCATGTACTCAACGCGAGCTTGCTGCGCCATCTTCTCATGGTAGTCGATATTCCACTCGCGAGCAGTGCTGCTCTCGTTGGCACACTCCTCGTCGGTCATGGTGCGGTAGCGTTCGGCAGCCTCAGACTGGCGCTCCCACTTCTCTTTAAGTTGTGCGGTAAGACGCGGGCACTTGCGTTTGTTGTGTCCTGTTGAATAGCAGTTTGAGCAGGTGACGGTTCCGTTCCATGACATGATGTTTTCTCCAGTGGGGGGTTGTGTAAATCTCTAACTTATGATCTATTATCTCATAAGCGAGAGCGAAAGTCAAGCGTAAGTTGTCAAGAGGATGTCAAGAGATCCAGTTGGTTCTCTCCACACCATTCTTTGCTGCCGGGACCGAAAAGCGATAGACCCTGAGTGGTCCACAGTACACGGATCGGAAGCCCGTTATGCTGCGAGATAGAAACTATAACACCGATCTGCTCGGTCAGAAAATGTTTAACTAAGTCACCGACTTTCACTGATCACCTCAAAGAGTTCTGCATAAAAAGCACGGACCAGTCCCGCACCTGGGATCAACCACGCCACCTCTACCTTTTCAAATCCATCTTGATCGATATAGAAATCAGTCACAATAGCACGCTGCGGCTCCTGTGGGGGCTGCGTTTTCTTCATTTTCAACGATACCAAATCACCGACTTTCATTTACTAACTCCATAAAGTCGCCGCTCTCGATGATGGGCTTGTGCAAGTCGTTCCACAGTACCCACACATCATCAGGTTTAGCCCATCGCTTTTTGCAACGCGCAGTAACAATACCTAACCTGCCTTCATATCTCACCAAGTCACCGACTTTCATTTACGCCGCCTTCTAACTCGCACCGGGTTCTTTTCCATAAGTTTAACGATCAGCATACCCAGCGGCACTGTCGCGAGCAACATCATAAACGTCGCAAACTGGAAGTAAAAACTAATATCTGAACACATTTTGTTCTCTCCTTTCTATACTTATAATATAACATAGTGGAAGGGTGTTAGCAAGAGTGATCCTGTCAAGGAAGTGTCAAGAGTCTACTTTAAGAGTGCTGATCCGTCTTTGAGATCCTTCATAAACTTCTCGCGATCTTCGTTGGATGCATGACGACTAATCTCAAATGATCCTGTGCCTTCTACCGTCGAACCAGTATATTTAACAGCGGTTTCCGTGCCAAGTTCTTCAACGCAGTCAGCACATTCGTTAATCTTGCCGCCGGCTATCTTCTTTAGCGGTCCATCAAGATCAAACAGCTCATCACAGTGTTTGCAGATTTTCATATTCATAATAGTTTAACTCCTACCAGTCAGCGGGATCGTTGAGTGGCCACGTATCACCATCGGTAGCTGTGGCAGTGCCCTTCATCATGCGGGTGGTGCGCCTGCTCTGAGCGCGAGAGGTTGCCTTCTGCTTCTCCCGTGCGTCGATTCCACGCTGGATCATATCATCCTCGGCAACGGTAAAGGTGCGTCCTTCTAACTCGGTGTCCCACCCATCATCGCGCCGACAATCTTGCTCGCGAATGTCATCGGCAAGCTCATTGATCTCGTCGATGCTAACACCCTTGCGAGCCGAATGCGGTGCGCTGGCGAAGTGGTGTAATGCCCTCATCACCACTTCGATTTCGCTGTCTGTCAGTTCTATCTTCATTATGCTTCTTCCTCAAAAAGTTCATTGTGCCATTTGCGATTCATTTGATCGCGTCCCATCGCAGTGCCGATGCCCAGCCCGGTAAAGATACCGAATGCCCAGCATGCTGCCATCCACATCAAAGGTTCCATAAGTTCAAACATTTCTGTCTCCGTGTTATGTATATAATATAGCCCATAACGAGGCTGTTGTCAAGGGTTAAAATGTAAAGAGAATGTCAAGCCCGTGCGGGCTGAATCGCTGTCTTCACCGCGTCTTTCACTCGTTAGCCACCTTTCAACTCCCCGAAGGGTTAATGAGTTCATGGGCGACATTGAACCCGTTACCTTTAGTTTAGTTGCACGGGCTTGACAAATCTTTAGTTAAATCAATAAGTTGCGCTTCTCTCGATATGAATATCAAAGCCCCAGCCTTGTACTTCGTTGTCATCGGTTTCTTCACCGATGCGAACAAAGCGGTAATAGTTGCTGGCGTCCACACCCTTATCGTCAACTTCGATGATTTCGTTTTCGCACCAGTTGAGAAAGTCTTGAATAGCCGAGACTTCTTCAAAGGAGTCATACCACTTGATATGATCCCAGCGAAACAAAAACGCGCCTTTAACGCCACCATAATCTTTGATCATTTCATTATGATCGGTCCAGCACAATCGACGAGCTTCTGGCGACTTCGCCATCGTGACCATAAACTGTGGCATGACTTCGGGACCAACAGCCAAAATAACTTCTGAACGATAACCCATGATTAAGCCTCCGCAGGGTTTTGAAGTGCTGCCGAAGCAGTGGTAAAGGTTTCACGAATGAGAGCCTCCGGCTCTTGGTCAATCTGTGCCACCAGCATGAGCATGGTGACCAGCACCTCAAGATTCTCTTGAGTTTCCTCCATAGGAGTGACGACCGGTCGTTCGTTGAGAAGGGAAAGTTCAAGCATATGATTCTCCTGATTTGATATGTATATTGTACATGAAGTTGAGTAGAAAGTCAAGCGTAAGTTGTTAAGAGGATGTCAAGAGGTTGTCAACAAGTTTAAGGTGTGTGCTTTTCTGCGTAACCGCTTCGGTGCTGCCAGTCCACAAAACTTTAACGTCGGCGTTGCCGGTCCACTTGCCTGTTTCGACAATCAAACCCACATCCATCGCCAGATCGCGCCTTGCTTGAAAGGCAAACGTCACCAGATCACCGACTTGCATTGATTACCTCCACGTCCCACGGGTTGCATAGAATGTCTCTTGGGTGGTCGAGTGGTCTAACAAGAACATCGCACCCAAACACATCTTCGTTGATCTTCACAAGCAAGCCGGTCTTTGTGCCATAGTGCTTTGTGTTCACTTTTACCAGATCACCGACTTGCATTTATTACCTCCAGCATCATCGTGGAACACGAGAATCGGCGCTTTATACGTTGGCTTGGAGTCTGCGACCAAAGAACCTCAACCGTGTCGGCATACATATCGACATGCCGTATGATGATCCCAGTGCCAAACTCAGCCATACCTACATACTTTACCAGATCACCGACTTTCATGCTTCCACCTTCATTAGATCATATTCCCACATTCGTTCGCTAATGCCGCCACAAATCCACCGCACCCTGAATACATCGTTGTCGGCTGTGCTTGTCTTGCCGCTGACTTCTGCCAAGATAATACCAAGCAAGGGGTGTTCTGGTTCCACCTCACGCAAATAGCATGCTTTTACCAAATCACCTACTTTCATGCCTGAATCTCCACGGGGATTGCGTCAAGGTTATAACTTCGATCTGCCATTCTGTCCCAACTAATCTCGCACCACTCAGAAAAAATCTTCCAAAGCTGCTCG